CTCTCAGAGGAACAAGAACAAAACAAGAGGATACATTTATCCTGTAAAGAATAATACTAACTTCAAGTGTCATAACTGTGGGGCGAGTATGTCCTTCAATAACTTTCTAAAGGAACTTGACCCAACGCTTTATAAGCAATATACGATGGAGAAGTTCAAGGAGGGGCACACTGGTAAAAACTTTGTTGTGGAAGAACCCAAGTTTGAGTTCGTCAAACCAGTCTTCAAAAAGAAACTGGATTTACCTAAAGCATCAGAAGTACAAATCGCCAGAGAGTATCTGGAAAAAAGGCAACTGAATCCAGAAAAGTTTTATTTTGCTGACAAATTTAAGGAGTGGACAAACACTCAAAAAGTTACGTTTGACACTATCGGTAGGGATGAGAGTCGCATTATTATACCAATGTATGATACTGAAAGTAACTTGATTGGTTTTCAGGGAAGAGCACTCGGACCGAACCCTGTTAAATATATTACCGTGATGCTTTCTGATGATGTCCCGAAGATTTATGGTCTTGACAAAGTGGATTCTTCGCAACCCATTTACATCGTTGAGGGACCCTTCGACTCCACGTTTATACAAAATGCTGTTGCTATGTGTGGGTCCGACGTTGATATTGGGTCGTTTGGTTGGGGCAATTATATTTACGTTTTTGATAACGAACCACGTAACCGAGAAATCGTCAACCGAATTGAAAAAACCATCAACAGAGGAGATAAGGTGATTATTTGGCCAACATCCATTGAGCAAAAAGATATCAATGATATGGTGCTCACTGGACTTAATGTTATGGATGTGTTAAAATCAAATACATACACAGGTTTAGAAGCAAAAATTAAGTTTAACAACTGGAAGAAAATATGAGCAACGGAACAAAAGTCGTTAAAAGGAACGGTAAAACTGAACCTCTTGATTTAAATAAACTCCACGTTATGGTGGAAGAAGCATGTAAGGACCTCGCAAATGTATCTGCATCACAAGTTGAGATGCAGTCTGGTATTCAATTTTATGACGGCATTACAACAGCAGAGATTCAGGAGATTCTGATTCGTTCTGCTTCTGACCTGATTGATCTTGAACATCCCAATTATCAGTTCGTTGCCGCCCGCCTGCTGCTGTTTGCCCTTCGTAAGCAGTTGTTTGGTGGTATCTATGACTGTCCTACTGTAAAACAGCATGTAGAGCGTTGTGTGGGCAGAGGCGTATATGACACCGAGATCTTGTCACTGTATTCTGATGAAGAGTTTGAAAAACTTGAGTCGTTCATTGATCATAGTCGTGACTATCTGTTTACTTACGCAGGTTTACGTCAGGTCGTTGATAAGTACCTCGTGCAGGACAGAAGCACTGGGGCACTTTATGAAACGCCACAGTTTATGTACCTTTTGATTGCGGCAACCATCTTCTCCAAGTATCCTAAGGAAACACGTTTAGATTACGTTAGGAAGTACTACGATGCAATCTCAAAGCACAAAATCAACATTCCGACCCCCATCATGGCAGGAGTGCGAACGCCACTTAGACAATACGCTAGCTGTGTCCTTGTTGATGTTGATGACACCCTCGATAGTATCTTTACTAGCGATATGGCTATTGGCAGATATGTTGCACAAAGGGCGGGTATCGGTATCAACGCAGGTCGCATCAGGGGCATCAACGCTAAAATCAGAGGTGGTGAAGTCCAGCACACTGGCGTTGTACCGTTTCTCAAAAAGTTTGAAGCAACTGTCCGTTGTTGTACGCAAAATGGCATACGAGGAGGAAGTGCGACAGTCCACTTCCCAATCTGGCACCAAGAAATAGAAGACATCCTAGTACTAAAAAATAATAAAGGAACCGAAGATAATCGCGTTCGTAAGTTAGACTATTCTATCCAAATCTCCAAACTGTTCTATGAACGATTCATCCGCAATGAAGAGGTCTCGCTCTTCTCTCCTCACTCCGTTCCTGGTTTGTATGATGCTTTTGGTACTGATGGATTTGACGAGTTGTATGTTCGTTATGAACGAGATGAATCTATTCCAAGAAAAACTATCGCAGCTCAAGAACTCTTTCTGGACCTCCTGAAAGAACGTGCTGAAACGGGTCGTATTTACATCATGAATATTGACCACTGTAACTCTCACTCTTCTTTCATTGATAAAGTTGAGATGAGTAATCTGTGCCAGGAAATCACTCTTCCTACTAAACCACTTCAACATATTGATGATACTGATGGTGAAATTGCTCTTTGTATTCTTTCTGCTGTCAATGTTGGCAAAATCAGGGATCTTGAAGATCTTCAAGTTCTTTGCGATCTTGCTGTTAGGTCTCTTGATGAGCTCATTGATTTTCAAGGATACCCCGTCAGAGCAGCAGAAATCGCCACCAGAGCACGTCGGTCACTTGGGGTAGGGTTTATTGGTCTTGCTCATTATCTCGCCAAGCACGGCGAGCATTACGATGATCCTGGTGCTTGGAAACTGGTACATGATCTCACTGAGGCATTCCAGTATTATCTGATTCAGGCAACTGTTGATCTTGCCAAAGAGAAGGGTGCTTGTGAGTATTCGCATCGCACAAAGTATGGACAGGGAATTCTGCCGATTGATACATACAAGAAGGATGTGGATGAAATCGTTCCAAACGAGTTAAACTATGATTGGGAGTCTCTTAGAGCACAGGTCCTACAGTATGGAGTGCGGAACTCAACTCTGTCCGCACAGATGCCATCGGAGAGCAGTTCCGTTGTGTCAAACGCAACCAACGGTATTGAACCACCTCGCGGATACTTGTCCATTAAGAAGTCCAAGAAGGGACCACTCAAGCAGATTGTTCCTCAGTATCAAACACTTAAGAACAATTATACGCTGCTCTGGGATATGCCTAGCAATCGTGGGTATATTCATATTGTTGCTGTTATGCAAAAGTTCTTTGATCAGGCGATTTCTGGAAACTGGTCCTATAATCCAGAGCATTACCCAGATAATGAAGTTCCTACTTCAGTGATGGCACAGGACCTTTTGACTACATATAAGTACGGTTGGAAAACCAGTTACTATCAAAATACACACGACATGAAGAATGATGAGGTTGAAGAAACCCGTCAGTCTCTTGAGAATTTAATTTCCGATATTCTAGATTCAGAGGAGGAAGATTGTGAGTCTTGTAAGATTTAAAACAGGTTTAGAGGGTAGACCAGTGGTTGAGTCAATGACTGTTTTTAACCCAAATGAAGTAGACACCAAGAAACAACCGATGTTTTTTGGGCAACCACTAGGAATTCAAAGATATGATTCTTACAAGTATCCAATTTTTGATAAACTAACGACACAACAACTGGGTTACTTCTGGAGACCTGAAGAGGTATCTCTTCAAAAAGATCGTAGCGATTATCATATGCTACGCCCAGAACAAAAACACATCTTTACCAGCAACCTGAAGTATCAGGTAATGCTGGACTCCGTTCAGGGTCGTGGACCTGGTATGGCGTTCGCACCATACTGTTCACTACCTGAATTAGAAGCGTGTATGAAGGTATGGGAGTTTATGGAAATGATTCATTCCCGTTCATACACTTATATCATCAAGAATGTTTATTCAGACCCATCTGAAGTTTTTGATACGATTCTCAAGGAAGATCGTATTATGGAACGTGCTGTGAGTGTAACTCAGGCATACAACGATTTCATTAATAGTGCTCAGCATTATGGTTCTACAAATGAGTGGATTCATGCTTTAGAACAAGTACCCTACGCACAAGAAGCAAGGTATGAACTCAAGAGAAAACTATTCAGAGCAGTTGCAAACGTTAATATTCTTGAAGGTATTCGCTTTTACGTCAGCTTCGCTTGTAGTTTTGCGTTTGGCGAACTCAAGCTTATGGAAGGAAGTGCAAAAATCATCTCACTGATTGCTCGTGATGAAAACCAGCATTTGGTCATCACTCAGAATATTATGAACAAGTGGAAGGAAGGTGATGACCCTGAGATGGCACGTATTGCCAAAGAAGAAGAGCAATGGGTCTACAAGACCTTTGAGAATGCCGTGAACCAGGAAAAACTTTGGGCAGAGTATCTGTTCAAGGATGGTTCTATGATTGGTCTGAATGACAAACTGTTACAGCAGTATGTTGAATGGATTGCGAATCGTAGAATGAAGGCAATTGGACTGAAACCACTTTATGATATTTCTGCGAAGAATAATCCTCTTCCATGGACTGAGCACTGGATTTCCTCCAAGGGTCTCCAAGTGGCACCACAGGAAACCGAAGTTGAATCATACATTGTAGGGGGGATTAAACAAGATGTTACCAAAGATACTTTCTCAGGATTCCAACTATGATGAATGGTGTGAGCAGGCAATCCTGAACGCATACCAAGAAGCAGCAGAATGTGATGAATATTTGTTTGGTGATTATGATTACAAAAAAGAATGGTTGGGTAAATGTAATGATGATGTGAAATGAGGGTCTTTGGACCCTCTTTTTTTATAAATACTCACAGGAATTCCTGTAAGTATAAAAATGTTAGGATCTGAATTAAAAGCATTATATGATTCTTATCAAAATATCTACGAAGAGGGGGATGGAATCTCCTGTGAAATGATTGAAGAGATCGTAGAAGAACTCGTTGAAGAATGTGTAGAGTTTGGATACACGCTTGATGAAGCAACTACTGCTGTGGCAAATGCTGCAATTCTTTATATTGATGAAGCAAAAGTCACCTATGGTAGTGACACCGAAAGCCCAGAGCAAAGACGTGAAAGAGCAAAGGCAAAGGTTGGTGAAAAGAAAGCAGCAGAACGTAAGGCAGCAGTAAAGACCGCTGTGGGACGTGCCAAAGCAAAGGTAACTGGTGCCGTAGCAGGAGCAGGAATCGCTGCTTCAATCGCTAAGGACACTGCTAGAAGAGCAGCAAGAACTGCCGCCCATAAGGTCACCTACGGCGCTCAGAAGAAGAAAGAAGAAGTCAAGAGTGGCGTAAAGAGTCTGATCGGAAGAGGTCTCCGTAAGGCAGCAGGAGCGGTTTGCAAGGTCGCTCAAAAGGCAGCAGGTGCTGCTTCAAGACTTGGTGAAGAAAAAGATAATTCATATTTAGAAACAAATATGAAAAAAAGAATATCAAATAATGAAAAGGCAATTAAAGATATGAAAAAAACTGATGCTCATAAGAGCATGGCAAAAGTAGCAGCAAAGAAATTTGAAGAAGAAGTTCAAGTAGATGCTTGGGATGTAGTTCTTGAGTATCTCATCACGAACGGTCACGCTGACACCAACTCTGAAGCACTGTATATTATGTCTCAGATGAATGAGGAGATGATTCAGAATATTGTTGAAACTCGTATGGATCCAAGAGGTCGTCCTGCTTCAGGTCCTATGAATGTTTATGCCAAGAACAAACCAAATACTGACCCTAAATTTCAAGCTGCTCTACAAGCTGTTAGAGATGCTGATGCTAAAAAAACTCCAGAGCAAAGAAAGGCAGAACTGGATGCTTATAAGGAAAGACAAGCAAACAGATAATTGAATCCTAACATAACTTTAAGCACCTCTTGACAGGGGTGCTTTTTTATTGCTAGACTAGGTTTGTCTCCGTTGAAGATAAATAATAGCTCATAAGATACTTTAATATGAGTTATGAAAATCCCTGGATCTACAATGGGGAAATATTTGAGTCTGATCATATTCAAGATCATTTTGGTTTTGTTTATCATATACACTGCGATAAAACTGGTCGTAGTTATATTGGTAGAAAGTATTTCTGGTCTTTCCGCACACCAAGAGGAAAATCTAGAAAAGTTAAGTCAGAGTCCGATTGGAAAGCATATTACGGATCCTGTCCTGAACTCAAAGATGATGTTAAGTTTTGGGGAAAAAATTCGTTTAGCAGAACAATCCTTAGTCTCCACAAAACAAAAGGACAATGCAACTACGAAGAAACCAAACAGCTTTTCCTAAATAATGTGTTGATTGAGTCTCTTGACGATGGTTCGCCCGCGTACTATAATAGCAATATTCTAGGACGCTATATGCGAAAAGATTATGGTAACTTTGGAAGAGACCCTTCAGACAACTCATGATTGGGCAGTTGACCGCATTCATACTCTCTGTGACAGGAACATTGAAGATGCCCATGCGATTCAATCTGAATTTAGTGAATGGTTGAATCCCGAAATTCCAGATCATGATATTTTCTCATTAGAGTTCATAGGAGAGGAAGATGACACTAGACCTTCACAATTTTTTTAAATTTTACGACGAAAAGAATTCAAATCATGTAGCAGCAGTTCAATGGTTAGAGGATAACCTACCTGCTGAATTTCTGGATGATGCAGAAACTGATTGGATTGGAATGTTCAGAACCAAACCACCTACGCCAGAGGTTCTCGCAGTTCCTTATTTCAATCAAGTAGACAACTATAGAGATGCACATAGAACTTGTAACAGTTCATCGTGTGCTATGTGTCTTGCTTTCCTCAAGCCAGGTAGCATCAAAGGTGATGATGAATATGTCACGAAAGTATTTGCGATTGGTGACACGACGGATCATGCTGTCCAAACAAAAGTTTTGGCAGGTTATGGAGTTAAGTCACACTTTAGTTACAATCTGTCTTTTGCTGATATTGATAAAAGTCTTGATGCTGGGAAACCTGTCGTTATTGGTATTCTGCATCGCGGTTCTCTTTCTGCACCTACTGGTGGGCACATGTGTGTTGTAATCGGTAAGACTCCCGATGGTAAAGGATACTTTGTAAATGATCCATATGGTTCTCTCAACGATAACTACACTGGACCTGTGACGAATGGTAAAAAAACCATCTACACCAAAGCAGTTCTTAAGCACCGTTGGTGTCCAGGAGGCAACGATGGCTGGGGAAGAATCTTCGATTAATTTTAAGAGAAAGATCTTACAACGTATCAAAGATCTGACGAATCACGGTAAGCACGTGGAAGCAAATCAATTGTACCAAAAGTATTTCGGAGGACCACATGGCAAGAGTTGATCTACACAATTTCTTTCAGTTCTATGATGAAAGAAATCCAAATCACGTTAAAGCAGTTCAATGGTTAGAAGATAACCTACCAGTCAAGTATCTAGAAGATAATGTTGATTGGGCGGAGATTTTTAGAGGAAAAAAGACTAGTGCTGCATCAGCCCCTGCTGCTGCAGCTCCTGTAACAGGTGGTGATGATGTCCCACAAATGGGCATCAAATTAATCAAAGAGTTTGAAGGATGTCATCTCAAGGCATATCCTGATCCTCTGACGGGTGGACTTCCAATCACAATTGGTTGGGGTTCCACTCGCAAGAAGGATGGTTCAGCATTTAAACTCGGTGATACCCTCACACAGGCAGAAGCAGATTCACTTCTCATTGAGCAGTGTAAGAAAGAGTTTCTCCCTGCTTTAAGAAAAATTCCAGGTTGGAGTGAAATGTCAGATGGAAAAAGAGGCGCTCTTCTCAGCTTTGCTTATAATCTCGGTGCTGGTTTCTACGGTGGCGATAACTTTAATACTATTACTAAACGCCTGAAGAATAAAGAGTGGGACTTAGTTCCAGATGCTCTTTATCTCTATCGTAATCCTGGTTCTAATGTAGAAGCAGGACTTGCTCGTAGAAGAAAGGCAGAAGGTGAATCTTGGAAAAAAGGATAAATAGTTTCAACCATTGAGTTGAAAACAACTCCACCACCACAGTGAGTTGTGATTTGTAGGTTCTAGAGAATCTCAAACCACCAACTCACTGTATTTTTATGTCCACCAATACGCAAAAGGCGCTGGCTGCAGCGTCTGCGCTTCTTCTTGGAGTGCCAACAGCAGCATTGTCTCACACCAACTCTATAGGAT